TTAGAAAGTATGTATATTACATTTATATTTAAAGACAAGTATATTTATTTAAAGACAAGTATATTTATTTAAAGACAAGTATATTTATTTAAAGACAAGTATATTTATTTAAAGACAAGTATATTTATTTAAAGACAAGTATATTTATTTAAAGACAAGTATATTTAAATAAAAATAGTTTTTAAGGAAAGTATTTTTAAAAAATATTTATTTATACAAGTGGAACGGGTGGGTCTAATTGGAATAGCTAAGGCCACCCATCCCACTCATCACTCTCGATTTCACCCCACCTTTCGGTGTATTTTCTTTAAGCCTTGTGGCTTAGGGACTAGACTATATCTTAAGCCTTCATAAGAGTTAACTAGACTCTTCGGACCCAGAACCATTTAGTCGTTGAACCTTCTCCATGCCCTTGTATAACGGGTTTAGGAGCTTGGCTGCGGATTGCCCATTGTTGCATCCTTATAATTTTTACCATACCCAAGTTCGATTCTCGGCCATCATTATCTTTCGAAAATGATTTGGTATATAAGGCTTTAGGGGATTCCCGCAATTTGGCTCTGTTGCAAATACGCTTAGCGTATTCACTAGCATCTGGATATACTAGTCACAAGACTAGTCGAGATCTCAACTGATTTTTTCCAATTACATGGCTCGAATGTAATCGGCAGGATGCTTTTCTGCTCACTGTTTTAAGCACGTTGTAGTTAACAGCGAAAACCTTTACGCGAGCGCCACCTTGGTTGACGGCGTTAGCGGTTAGGCTGAGTTGTAGGGTAGCGTTATCAATGCGACTGAAGTTGCAGGTTCCGGATGCTTGGTGTTCTTCAGGCATGATAGCGAAAGAGTACACATAGATACCCTTGGATGGAACGTTAGTGTGATGTTGATAGGGTTGCACCAGATTGAAGTAAGATCCGGCGCGTTCGGCGAAGCGATCGTGGCCATTTAGTTGAACCTTGGCGGTCACGACGGTGTTTTCGCCACCTAGAGGGAGACGACCACCACCGTTGATGGAGTCCCAAACGGCTTGTGGGTCGGCAGAGCTGTCAAGGGCATCAGTGAAGTTGAACCATTGTTTGCCCATGGCAGGTGTGGTGCTGGTGTAGTCATTGGGTTGCACAACCCAGACGAGTTCCTTAACGGGGTGGTTGAAGTTGAGTTTAGCCTTGAATTGTTGGCTGGAGGTGGATTCGTCACCGGTGAATTGTAGTTGGTCTACAAGATATTCATGTGACACTTGTGCAAAGCGGCGTCTTTCTGCGGTATCTAGGTAGATGTAATCCACCCATAGAGAGCAGGATAGTAGGGAAGATGGTTTGGCGACGGACATGTTGGTTGTCCAGGTGGCACCAGCATCGGCGGTGGTACCAGACCAGTAGCAATCTTCAACTGGTGCGAGTTCAACGTTGATCTTGACTTCATGGTATTGTACGATAGCACCCCTCCTTTCGGAGTATTTCTCAGGTCATAGAAATTTGACCATCGGGTCTAGACTATATCTTAAGCTATCATTAGGATTGACTAGATCCTTCAAGCCCAAAACCTTATAGTCGTTGAACCTTCTCCATAGACTTGTCATTTTAGACGCTCTCAAATAGAGGTCTTATCGTCCTTAGGAGCTTGGCTGCGGATCACCTATTGTGCGTTCCGCCGCACACCACGGTTGTTTATAAAACTTATATAGAATATATAATCCGTGGTGTGGGGGAACATATATCTTTAAGATTTTTACCATACCTGAGTTTTCTCTCAGCCATCATATTCTTTCAAACATGATTTGGTACTTAAAGCTTTAAGGATTTCCCGCAATTTGGTTTTGTTGCAAGCGCGTTATAATGATGCGCTTACTAGCACTTGAGGATTTAGATCTAAATGAACCTCATTTGTCTGGTGGTGGTTATTTAGATCTAAATATGCACCTCTAAATTGATGTTGTCCTATCTTACGCATATATTGGGATAGGAATAGTACTTTTCGGCCCTATATTTAAGGCAATGAGTGGTAGTGCGCCTTTTTACCCCTCCTTTCGGAGTATTTTTTAGGGAGTGGACTATATCTTAAGCCCATAATAAGAATTGATTAGATTCCTAGGACCCAAAACCATATAGTCTCTGAACCTTCTCCATGCTCTTATCATAACGAGTTTAGGAGCTTGGCTGCGAATTGCCCATTGTGCGTTCCGCCGCACACCACGGAGTATATATTCTATAAGTTTTATAAACAACCGTGGTGCGCGGCGGAACGCGCATCTTTAAGATTTTTACCATACCTGAGTTTTTCTCTCAGCCATCATATTCTTTCAAATATGATTTGGTACTTAAAGCTTTAGGGTTTTCCCGCAATTTGATTTTGTTGCAGCACAATATTTGTACTACTAATGCCTGAGGTTGGAATTATTAGAAACCTTTTATTTGTCTGGTGGTATTTGTAGGCTTCTAATAATCCGTGTGTACCTCTAAATTGATTTACCCACATTATACACAAATTGGTGTGGGAATGGCATTTTTCAGCCCCATTTCACTAAGGCCAGGGTTGCGGCAGTAGAAGAATTGTAGAGGAATGTATAGAGTCTTGCCGGGGACAGTGGCGGGTCCAGAGGTTAGGCTGGTCATTTCGGGAACGTTACCAACCATATTGGCATAACCAGCGGCATGTCCAGGGGTTTGGGTTAGTTCGTTCCAGATGTGTAGCCATGCGGAGTAGTGTTTGTCAATGCGTTGGCCACCGAGTTCAAGCTCAACAGTGCGAACTAGAACATGTCCGAGCCAGTTGAGCCAACGGAAACCACCATTTGCTGGAACAGTGACGGATGGTACTTCTACTTGTAGGTAAGTCTTGTGAATTAGATCACCGTTACGTGAGATGGTTGAGGTAATTTTCTTGCCCCAATCAGCGGATCCGTTGAAGGTTTGTTCAATGGATTCCATAGAGAATGAAGTGTAACGGCGATAAACCACCTTGAAGAAGGTGATTTGAGGGTTGCCAGTAAGATAGATATCTTGAGCGCCATCGATAGTACCCCTCCTTTCGGAGTATTTGTGTTAGGGTCTAGACTATATCTTAAGCCGTCATCAGGATTGATTAGATCCTTCAGACCCAAAACCTTTTAGTCGTTGAACCTTCTCCATGCTCTTATCATAACGAGTTTAGGAGCTTGGCTGCGAATTGCCCATTGCGCGGTCGCCAAAGGCGCACCAACTATGTTGGTGGTCCGCCGCGCACCACGGTTGTTTGTAAAACTTATCAAATATATAATCCGTGGTGCGCGGCGGAACGACCTTCGGTCATGGCTAAAGCCGTACGCGCATCTTTAGGATTTTTACCATACCCGAGTTCTTCTCTCGGCCACCACTAATTTTCACTAGTGGCTTGGTACCTAAAGCTTTAGGGGTTTCTCGCATTTTGGTTTTGTTACCATGTGATTTTTGCACACATGATTAGTATCTGAGGATAGGGTTAACATGATAAAACAAATCTGATGGTAAGTGTAAACCCTACTAAAACCTCTAAATTGATTTCTCCTGTTTTATTTTAGCTTTGAAACAGGAATGATACTTTTCAGCCCTTTTAGTGCAAGGCGACGAGTTGCATAAGACCACCAGACATTTTTGTTTTATAATATAAGATGAGAAAAAAATATAAAACAAGTGCGTATTTTAAAAAAAACTATTACTATAAAGTAAATGATTAATAAAACAAGTACGTATTTAATATCTACGATCATATTTACGATAATCATTCTAACCATATACGTTTATGTTACTAACAAAACCAAACCTGAAAAGTTTATTAACAGTATAATACCAACAAAAAAAGAAGATACTATAATACCAACATCTTGTACTAAATCAGACCATATAGATCCAGTAAATGAACCAGACTACAATATGAGAGAAGTTATCAAAAATACTATTTTAATAGAACAACATCTTTCGGATATTAAAAAATATTGCAAACATTGTCTTATTAAACACTTTCTACTTTCTATAGGACTTATTGAGGAAGCTATTTGGATGGCTGAAAACAAAATAGATAACTATCCATACCTTCAAGACTCCAAAAAAATTTATACAGACATTTTTGAAAATTGGAGAACAGGAAAAGCTACACGAGAGGAAACATTGCATTTAACGAGAGAATGGCGACAAAAGGTACTCCCGCATTATTTTCCGATTTCCAAATCCACATAGGAAATAAAATTTCCATTTATTTATTTTTACATGTTTTTATATTTGTTGTTCTTTTTTTACATTAAATAATTGCCATTCCAGAACTCTCAGGAATATACATGTCCTGATAATACCTTATGCAATTTGTGACATACATATGAACATTTTGGTGTCGCTTAAATGCACATTCAATAAGCGCCCTTGATATGTTTTCGTACAAAACATCGTAATTATCCTGGTCAATTACAAGCATATTCTTCATATTGAGAAGCTTAAAAAGAGACCTCACACGATAAATAACTTCCTCAGAGTCGCCTCTGATTTCCGCCTTGTAAATTCCAACCAACAGGAGAATGATGTTGAAGTCACCGAACATGATTGGAATATCAAAAAGATAATTTGCAATATTGTTTGCTTTTAAGTAGTATGTATATACTTAAAATCATTTTTTTATGATAACTGACATGTACTATATTTCTATACACAATGTGTTTAGACATTTGAAAGATTTATATATTATGCAATATTAATTGTTCTTTTTGATGCCGGTTTTGCTTTTTCAAAACTAATTTTAAGTAGTCCGTTCTCATAAACAGCTTTAGATGTATCGATGTTTACAATATATGGATCCATTTTAACGACATAGGAAAATTTACGCTTCATAACAGGATCTTTAGAATCAGCAGTAACCGTAAGTACTCCATCATCTGACATATTAGTAACAATGTCACTCTTATCAACACCGGGAAGCTCGAAATATGCGGTGTTTGTCGATTCATGCCAATGCATACCTGATGAAAATACATCGGATGGGTTATCAATAATGTTGCGAAGTTCATTATTCATGTAGCTACGAATCATAGGATTGATAATATCGACGATAGAGAGAGTTTTATTTGACATTTTTTGATTATTTATTTTTATAATTAACTATATGTGGCTTATCTTTATATACTTTTCACAAATTAATTAATTATTTCCTGGTAATAACAATTAAAATGTCATCAAATCTTTTCTCGGTATCAAAACACATCTTTTTGATATTAAAATTGTCACCATGAATATTAAACAATGCTACAACTATTTTATTTGCAACATATTCATTGACAACATCTTCAATAATATAAACTCCTCCTTTTTCTAGATATTTGTGAAGATTTTGAAATGTGTCTATTTGAGATTGTGGATTATGATCATAATCATCTATAATAATAGAAAATTTCATATCATTACCAAAGTTGTATGTCTTAGCATCATCTTTAATGATATGAATTCTCTTGAACTTTGCAAGATCTTCTCTTACTTTATCTTCATCAAAAGAGGCACCGTTCTTGATAAAATCAGAATTAGGATCCTTGACATCTGACTGTTTAATAGTAAATAGATCTATACCATAGATTTCAGCTTTTGAAAAATATTCATTATACATTTTTAGAGATCCGCCAGTTGCCACTCCAGTCTCTAAAACATTGATGGATTCATCTTGATACTTCGAAAATAATGTATCATACGTTTCAATGTAAGAATGTGTTGTACCCTTATCGGTACTATAATTTAAATGAATATCGGCAAGCTTAACCATAATAAATAATGAATATCACATAGTTTTTAAATACCTTTGTATTTATTTACAATGATGGAATAAATTCCCAACCAACTTCTTCACATATTAACTTCCATATAGAATCCTGAGATGATAATTTATCCCTTGACTTCAGTAATGGAAAAAATGGAAGATATTCGTCTTTTTCTAAGAGTTGCAAAAATTTATGTAACACATAAGAATATGAAAGAAAATTCTTTCTCTTTGGAGGGGAATGTTTTAAGAAAGGGCTTTGTATTTGCTTAAACATTGATCGTAATTTCTCTTCCAAATCCGATGAAAAAATAGGCATCGATAACCCATTCAACCTGTTCATAATATGAGGAATATGCTCGTAATACTTATGAACTTTCATTTGTTTCAAAATCATTTTGATCCTATCATTAGTTAAATCAGCCATATTAGTAATACGTTGTTTCTTGATTTCCAATAAAATTCTTTCATAAATTTCATCAGGTATTTCAGTTGTTTCCTTCCCTTGTATTTGATTCAACCATTCGTTTAGATGATTAATACGTTTGTAAGAGAAATATGTAATTTCTTTTGGTGGATCTTTATAAGATGGCTTATCATGATCTATAATAAGATTATCCATACTGTAACATTTACTACAATATTTATATCCATCATGGATCATTGATATAATATTAGAAGAGTTACAGTGAATACATTTATCCTCAATGTTTATGTTTTTAACCTTGTAATAATTCTTTTCAGTTAAAGACATATAATCATCTAATAGATTTCCTCTAGTTTTATCATTGTTTTCTGGTTCAGTTTTCACCTTATCACTTTTAAAGTATTTCATAATTGTATTTTCATTCTCAATACTGTTAAAACTGATATTACCTTTCCCTTTCTCAACTAGATCATAGTACTTATACAATATGTCCGCTGTATTAGTATAATATGTAGTTTCATTACTTTTCCTTGTTAGTAATGTTATACGATCTGTAATAAGAATTCTTTTGTCTATCAAGTTAATATTATTGTCAATATCTTCTTGTGATACTTTCTCTGAGTTACTCTGTCTATATAATTCTACTTCATCAATCTCAGAATTAATTTTAGTTAACTCATTCTTCAACTCAATTAATTCGTTATTGATACTACTTATATTGTCTAAAACTTGTTGATGATAAACATCCAAAGTAGATTTAGACATTTTACATATATCAATAACTTCATTAAAAAATCTTTAAATATGTAATAGCAATAAAAATCATACGCGTTTCTTGTTTAGAGTATACACAAAAGCACTAATTACGAATAGAACAACCCAGAATACAGAGATCAAACTGACAATGTAAGACCATAGCAAGCAGTTTCCAACCATCATACAGTTAATGGTGTAAACAGATAGACCTACAGGAATGATTAGAAGGATTAGAACTATAATGCGTTCGGTAAGATCATATTTTACGACAACAACTTCACCGGTACGTTCGTCAGTTACGGGGAATTCGAAAGGTAGGACGATAACAAGTGCTAGTATAACATATGCAATAAGAGCGATTAAAGCAGGTGTACTGAATGTAAGTCCAACTACTTCATTTGAGTCATATACGAAATTGCTTTTGGCTTTTGGCATTTTTAATTTTAGTTAGATAATTAATTGATGAGATTATTTAATTTTAACAAAGGATTTGATGATACTCCAAAACGTTCAGTTGTTGTAACTGATGGAGAAAATAAATCTATAACAGAGAAAGTGGCAGCAGCAATCATTCCAATTGTTACAACCTCTTCAATTGATATTTGCTTTTTAGGAATATAGAACGCGGCAACAGAAACGATAATACCTACAATAGTATATTTAATAATACGAATAGTCATTTCACGAAAGTCGAAGTTGGTTTCCATTTTATATATAATATTGAAAAGAATATAAAGAATCTTGACAATATAATTCATATTATGGAAGGACAACAAAACTATTTAGATCATGATAAAGAAATTCGGGGCCAAAAATACTGTTGTTTGTCATTCGTGTCTCCGGAAGATGTGATCAAGAG